TTGGCATCTATTGTGAACTTAGGCAGGCTTGCCGATTTTACAATCATTCCCAATTCCTGGGCTGCTGTATTACTAACATTGGTAATCAGTGGATTGAAATCAAATTCAACATAGAACAGAAATCCATATTTGGGACTAAGTCTAAAATTATCATCAGTGAAAATTCGTGCCGCGTGACGATAGTCTCTTAGCGTGGTTTTAGCATCACTATTTAAAATATAATTGCTGTTCATATTTTATATTTATCAATAAAAAACCCGGCGTTTTAAGGCCGGGTTAAATTGTTCGTCACCAACTATTAGTTATAAGCCATGTCGCCATAGTCAACTTGACTTAGGAAACAACCATCCAACTCCCATGCTTCTAATACGTTAGGCATAGTGTTACCGTTGCCACCGTCTAACACTTCAAATGCCAATTGGAATTTATAGTGTATACCAGCAATAGCACTGGCTTGTTCTAAGAAATCAAATTGCTTTTGTATTTGTTCGCCAACTAAACGACTTACTGAACCTGTGCTATCATCACGTAGGTTGATAGTAGTTTCTTGCCATTCTGGTTTACCTTGCAAAAACACCTTGCTGTTGTAAACATCAATTGTAATTGGATTAAAGTTTACGTTAGGACGTTTAATGTCCACTACTTGCTTGGTTAATTCTGTTGTTGGAGTACTTACACCAAAATTAACAAAAGTGGCGCGGAAGCGATACTTTAATTTTGGCATCAACAGACCTTGACTATCGGCACTTTGGCTGTTTGATAGTGGTACTGTAAATTTACTTAACGATGCGACTGCCATATTTTTCTCCTGTTATTCTTATTTATCTAATATCTTAGGTGTTTGCTGCCCCCAAATTTGCCACTGTACCGGGATTGTACAATGCAATTGGAATATAGATAAACTCGACATCACGCATTGGCTCAATGGCTACGTCAACATACAGTTGATTATTAGCAATAGTGCTTGGTGTGTTATTGTTTGTATCACAGATTACCAAGAAGTCGTATAGTCCACGCTTGCTGAGTACATCATGCAATGCGGCTTCAATCTGTGTTGCAATTGTCTTACGAGTAATCTGATCGTTTGGTTCAAACATGAAACCGTTGGCAATAGATTTTAGAATAACTCTTAGATAGTTCTCTAATCTAACCACGTTAACTCTGTTTCTACTAGTTGAACTGCCACTACGTGTTTCTTGACCCCATACAACTAGTCCAGTTCCTGGCAATTGTGCAATTGGGTTAATGTTCAACGTGTACAATGTGTCACGAAGAGCTTGGTTAACACCGTTGTGTATAAATGAACCTGTTTGTGCATTTACATAACCAACGTCGCTGAGATTGCTTACCAAACCACGGTGTACACCGGCCGGGGCGAACCAAGGATAACTTACATTATCGTTGTACAAGAAAGTGCGTAATACTGCATGACTTGCTGGCACTGCAACAGTATTACCTGCTAGGTCATTAGTAAGACCAGCTGGGTAGTATACAGCCAAATAAGGGCTGGCAGTTGCAAGGCCTGTGCCTGTGCTGTTATTGCTCCACGCTGTCAATGCGGTAGCACTTGGTTCCAATGTCATTGGAGTATCGCCAATCACAAATCCTGTGTTGCTACGATCATCATTGAGCATTACCAAGTTATCAATTAGTTCTGGGTAGCCAGGAGCACACAATAGATTGAAACGATAGTTTTCTTCTCTGGCATCTATGTTGCTGTCAACTGCACTTTGCAATGCTGCCACTACAATAGAGCGTTGAGCAGCTGAGCCTGCTTTCATTGCTCCATTTTCATCAAGGCCACTGGCACTAACCCAAGCATCTGTTACCGGTGGTAATGATTGATTTGGGAAACTTACTGAATTAAAGTAATTGCTGACAAATTTCTTAACGTTGTATCCACTGCGACGTGTGTTAAACAACAATGTTCCACGTGGGTATAGTGCTGGACTTGGTACATCAAGATCTGTGTAGTTTGCCGGGCTGCCGCTTAACATGTCTGCTATAGCAGGGAATGCATCACTTACAGGATTTACGCTGCCATTGGTTCCCCAACGTGCATCAGCAAAAACAATACCGTTGCTGGTGATATGGTCAGTCTTGTCGATTGCCACCCACTTTGAACCATTCCAACGGCTCAATGCTGGATAGTTAGCAAGATCGCCGGTGTCTAACCATAAGTCTCCAGAAACAAGTTCTGTTCCATCAGTTTGTGCCACAGGCTCAGATGCCGCTACAATTGTGCCCATTGGGTCTGTTAAACTTAGATTATATCCACGTGCATCAGATGTTACGTTTTGATAACCTTTCCATCCATTGTCATTGATCATAATATCAACATCAACCGGATTACTGTAGTACCATACACGACCATCTGCTGGGTTTGCATATGGTGTAGTCTCAGAATAGGTGATTTCGTCGTCTACACGAACAAAATCTGTTACAACCACTGCACCGTTTGCCGAAGCCACGGTGTAGTTGTTACGTTGATATGGTTTGCTGCCAGTTGTTTGCACAAAACCTGCCGCTTGTAATGGTGTACCAGAACTGTTTAATAGTCGAATTGCTCCGCCAGCTTCATGAATAATACTGATAGTTCCGTTGCTGTTTAGCAATACATTTATGTATGGTACTTCGGCAGCTAAAAAGTCTGTTACAAAATCTTCCGAAGTTGTTCCGGTTAATGTTATAGTGTAAGTTGTTAACTGTGCAAGGGATGCACCATTGCCTGGTACTGTGGCTTGAACTGTAAATGTACCTGTAATGTCATTACTGTCAGCTGGTACATCACCGGTTGCTATAACAGCACCATCGGCGCCTAAATTGGCTCTTTGATCTGCAAATGCCAAAGAATTATATGTTGTGTCACCAACACGGTATGTTGCAACTATTTGTCCATGCGGTATATTTTTACCACCACCGACAGGATCTAATCCATAGATAGCAGTAGCGTAGTCTAGATACAACGGAGCAGACACTGCTTCCCATGTGTCAAGAGTTGAATTGTAACGTTTTAATGCAGGATTAAATCCGCCGCCAATTACACTGGTTTTCCACCAAATACTGTTAGATGGTCTTGGTGATGTGTCAGTTGAGAACCAACCACCACTTGGTTGCTGAGCATAGCTTCCATAGAAGAAGTACGGAGAATAATAAGTCTTAGTAACATCAATACCGCATTTTGCAAAAGGAGTATCTGTGACATCATCGACCACGATTAATTTTCCGTCAGCAGCAGAACCATTGCTCTTTGCAGAAGATGTTATGTAAATATTTAATTTTCCAGTGGTTGTAACTGATGCTTTAACACCAGGTATACTACCGCCATTGATAGCTGCCGCAAGGGCTGCTACTCCGCCAGCTACACTAAAAGTAATGTTTACGGTGTTAACTGTGACTGTATTTGTTCCGCCTGAGCTGGTAAATGTTGGGTTTGCCAAAGTTCCCATCACTGTAGGAACAGACAATTGCCATTCCGGCGATCCAACCTGTACCCAAGTATTGGCACCAGGGCCGCCAGCAGAAACTGCAACAGAGTCGCCGTCTGTTTTGTAGAACAAACGCATGTTTACTAATGGGTGAGCATCGGTGTTAACTACAGGAATAGCATAGTCGTGTGGTTTGCCCACAGCACCAGTTGGTGTTGGCACGTTTGTTGTACCAGCATAGGTAATGAAGTTAACTTGTGCAGGGTCTGATACAATCAATGGGCTAACATGATCAAACTCTGATGTTGCTGCATTTAGTGCATAGATACCAAATTCTGTATTAGTTGTGTCTAACCATAGACTGCTGTTAGCAACATTGCCAACTGGACGGTTTGATGTTCCAGTAAGTTGTGTAAGATCAACATCAGCACGAATAGCATAAAGTTGGTTGCCTAGACCCAATGCACTGTAAGCTGCCATAAGTCCATATTCGTTTAATTCGCTGCCGTTTACCGGTGTTCCTGCTGCACTCAACTGGAAAGTTGGAGTGCCCATTGCTGTGACTAGATCACGTTGGCTTGTAAATGACAACAATTTACCGGCGTTGGCTTTACTAGTACCAGTAGCCGGCGCATTGTTATAAGTTTTGTCCTGAGCTGTTGCCAGCAATACCAAGGGCACAGAGCCTACATTACTATTAACATATTGACTCTGATCATTGATGGAAATTTGAATTCCTGGTGAAACTAATGCCATGGTGTAATTCCTTTATAATGCATGTTAAAGATATTTATATTAAATCCATTTTTTCCGCCAGTTACAGTGCCCTTAATTAAGGTTAGCATATAAATAACTATGTTACATGAACAAAAAAACATCCGACCATAGAAAACTTTGCCCCAGTTGCGGTGCAAGACCTGTGGCTGTTAATCGTCGAATTGGAGATAAAACTTATTATCGCAAAGTTTGCGATCAATGCATAAGACGAGGCAAATCTGCCAACGTTCCACCGGCATGGGTTAAAAGTGGATATAAGAAAAAACCACACTGCGAAAAGTGTGGTTTTAAGTTTAAACTCACTGAGCAGAGCAGTGTGTTCTACGTAGACGGAAATTTAAAAAATAACAATCAATTTAATTTAAAAACTGTTTGTCTAAACTGCTGTCAGGAAATTTATCGTAGTAAACTGCCTTGGCGGCAGGGGCCACTTGTACCAGACTTTTAAGTTGTTTGAATAAACTGTCAATAGTTCCGTTGTTGTCGATTATAGCATCAAATTCTGTGCCTGCCCAACTAGTTTCACTAGCATGAATACCATTGGCTTTAAGCCAATTAGCAGCACTTGCATCTCCTTTGTTGGCTAGTTCTGCAACACTATACCAATGAGGTATAATTCCTCTTTGTATCCAAATTATTTTAGCACCTTGTGCTTTTAGCCCTGATATTTCGTTGGGAAATCTACAGTCTGTTATAACTATGTCATTTTTGCTGGATCGCAATTTATTTTCTAAACTGGCTATCCACATGTCATCATGAAAGCCCTGTCGTATTACTTCTGTACCCC